ATCCGCCGTCGATCCCTGCACCCAAGCCCGGATGCGCGACCCGCTGACAATCTCGGTCAGGCCGGTTATCGTGGCGCTGGCCGTCGATGATCCGGGGGCAGCGCCGAAGTCCAGCGTCGCCGACCCGCCCGAAACCGTTCCCGCTGTATTCGTGGCGTCCACCCACTGCGCCAAGATGGCCGCGTCGGTGATGACCACGTTGGCCACGTCGCGCGAGGTGTGCCGGTGCAGCGCCGTATGCTTTGCCGCCACCCACCCAAGCCGCGACAGGGCCAGAAACCCTTCCAGAACCGGGAACGTATCCAGCGAGGCGTTGAACAGCCCCGGCACGTTGTCGCGGATGTAGATCGCCACCGCGTCCGCGTAGGTCTGATGTTCCGTGACCCCTTCCAGCATCCCGTAAAGATACGGGAACAGGTGGAACCGGAAGTCGGTCACATAGACCGCGTCCCCGGTGATGGTGTCCCAGTTCAGCCGCCCCACGTAGGCCTTGAAACGCCCAGAAGCGAACAGGTCCGCTGAAAGGATGCCTGCCTTCACGTCCGCCGCGTTCTGCAGCGCAGCGGTTGCCGATGCCCCCACGATGGTCTGCAATGCAGCCTGTGCGATATAGCCCCGCCACACCTCGACGTTGTCCGCAAGAAACTGGATTGAATAGGCCGCGCCGGTCGGGTCCAGTTGGTTTTGGAAGGTGTAGGACAGCCGCGCGCCGGGTGAAGAACCGGTCAGGTCGTCTGTGCAGCAATTCTGGATCAGGTTGTCGATCACCTCCATCCGGGTATAGCCGGGATGGGCGGAATCGGTGTTCAGCCAAGTCGCGTCCACATTCGCCAGTTGCGCCGCGCTGGCCAGCATCGCCGGATAAGCGTCGGTCGAGTCCGGGGCTTCGATGGTCAACAGGTTGGTGTTGATGTCCACCATGAACCATTGCCACGTCGCTGGAACCTGTAGCCCGGTGTACTCCCAGGTAATTGTTCCATCCCCGAGGAAGTCACCCGCCACCGTCGCCCCGGCATCCGAAGGCGCTGCCCCCGCCGAAGTCCCCGCGATGTTGCAGAAGAACACCTTTCCGCTTGGGAACGTGACCAGCGTGTATTGCGTATAGGCCGTGCTGCTCTGGCGCGGGCTGACAACCCCCCGATCAATGGCCGTGGCGCAGAAAGCCTGCCGATCCGCCTGCGAAAAAGCCGCTGGGGCCAGCGTCATTGCTTGCGCTGCGAAATACCAGTTGATGTTGCCGACATATCGCGCCCGGTAGGCCCCGGCAAACCGTCCTGCCGTCACCTTCAAATCCGACAGCAGCCCGCGAACGTTCTCCCCGTCGAAGTTGTCCACCGCGTTCGGGATCGGCTGCAATTCGGTCGGCAAAGCCGTGACCGGCAGCGTCCCCGTATGGTTCGACCGGTTCAGGACCGCCGCAGCAACTTCAGACAGCCCCACAACCCCGGCGTCGATATTCCAGACCGTCCCACCGCCGGAAACGGTGATGTCCCCCTTGTCGCCGTCCGAAACGCCGCCGCCCCCACCGCCACCCGCCGCGATGTCCTCCAGCATTTGCTGGAACAGGGCCATCCCTTCGTAAGTCAGTGTCCCATCGGGCCTGACATATTGGATTTCCATGCTGACGTCGGTCATGTCAGTCTCAGGTTCGCATCGGAATAGAACACGATGTCCGCAACTTCGGTGCAGGACAGTTCGGGCGTGAAGCTTTCGCCCCGGCCAAGGCCATAGAACCGCACGGTTGTCTCGTAAGCGCCCAGCGTCCCCAGCGATCCGGTTTGCGGACCTTCCCAGGTCTGGCCGTTGTCTCGCGACCAGCGCAGCATGACTTCTGCATCACGCCCCAGATCGGTTTCGCCGACCGCACACAGCGCCTCGAACTCAGCCACGGAAAACTTGCTGCCTTCCATGTAGATCGGCTTGCCGCGTATGATCCGGGCCAAGGGCTGGCCGCGATCCGAACCCGTCCGCGCCAGTTCGACCACCACCCCGAAGTCGTCCACCCCCAGCCACTTGCCGTAGGCCGTTGCCATGCGCTTCAATGCCCAGGGCGCGCGGGTCACGCCGGTCTGGCGGCGGTGCCAAAGCTTGGTCGTCAGGTCGTAGGTCTGCGAAGGCCGATCAGAGAAGTTGATCGAGATGAACTTGTGGCCCCGGTCCTCGTAATAGGTCGCGGAAACAGGATCGCCGTCCGCAATGTCGCTCTGCACTGCCGGGGTGGATACCGGCATGATGCCCGAACCCGACAGGATGTAAGCGACGTTGTCATTCCCGACAAAGAAGATGCCGAATGCGTCGCTGATCATCAGGTGGTAACCCTTCAGCCCCCGCCCCTGGTCAATCACGGTCAAACGCCGGTATCTGGACGATCCGGAAACCCCCGTGCTGCGCCACACCTCCACGCAGACCTCGGTAAACAGGAAAACCTGCGCCTGATCCACTTCGGCCCGCAGAATGTCGCCATCCCGCGCTTCCGCAGTGGCAAAATTCAGCGCGTCCAGCGTCGTGGGGTCCGCAGTGTCCGACCAGCACCAGCGCCGGCCGTTCAATTCCGTCAAAATCGTGTCGTAGTCACTAAAAGTAACCGACCCGAAGTCCGAAAACGCCCCTGCTGTCGGATTTGTCAGGGTTGTGCCGTTCCAAACGCTGTAATCGCCGTTCGCGACCACGCAAACGTTCGTCCCGTTGCCCGAAATGCTGGTTTCGTTGCTGTTTCCGACCACACCACGGTTCGAAACCGACCCATCGGCGGCGACCTGGTAGAGATTTCCCGCCAGAACCGTCCAGAATGACCCGTTTGCCGTCTCCGCAGCCCGCACGATGGGCTGGCCAATGTCCGCAAACTCCACTTCACCCAGCACAGACCGCAGATTGATGCGCGTCCGGGCGTCCCCGGCAGCCTGCTCGGGGTAGACGTTGACCAGTTCCTCCGAAGTGGCCGCGATATTGCTCTCGTCGCGCGCCGCTTGCGTGAAAAACGTGTACTTAGGCACGGGCGAACCTCACCGATTCACCGTTCATCGACGCGCCCAGGGCGATGTTCAGCGCGGCCTGCGCCCGTCCGGGGATCGACCCCTTGGCCGCTTCCGACCCGTAGGCATGGACAAGCCGCGAAGCCAGTTGCAGAACCGCCACGTCCCACCATTCGCCGGGCAGGTCGATGGTGTCGTTGATGCCGACGTCTTCGAATTCGCGCTCATAGGTGATTTCCACCGTTTCCCCGGCAGCCGTGGCCAGCACGGGCCAGACGTAGAACAGCGCGTCTTCCTTCTGCCGGTCATAGTAGAACTGCGTGGGAACGCCCGTGGTCGTCTTGACCGGCAGGCGGTCGTAATCGTCCCGCGACAGCCGGATCATCGGGATTTCCTGCCCGTTCCGCTTGAACCTTGCCGAGAGAATGCGGACGGGACGCTCGGGCAGCAGCGAATAACTGGCCGATGTGGTCAGGGTGAGGGAATAGGATGACTTGAGGAAGTCCGGCGCGTCGTCCATCAACTGCCACGACTTCATCAGCCGGTTCAGGTGCCGCACCGCGTGGGCCGTCAGGATGGCATTCTGCGCCGACCCGATGGACCCGACTTCGATGTCCAGAAGCGCGTCCGTGACGATGTCCAGCACGGTTTGCGTTGCGGTGGTGGCCATGGCCTACCTCACAGGTCGTCAGGGGTCACAGTGCCCACGTCAACGGGCGTCGGGTCCGGGCTGGTCCACGGCGGGGCCTGCCGATCTTCGCGGCCCTGCAGCATGTCCTGCGGGTGGCGCTCTTCGAAGCACTCGGAACAGACGCGAAGCCCGGTCCATTCAAGGCGCAGTTCCGTGTTGCGGTGATTGAACCCGCAACGCTGGCACTGCGCTTTCCATGTTCCGGCTACATAGCCTTCGGCTTCGCGTCTCAGGTCCATGATCAGGAACCGAACAGGACGATCTCATAGATACCGGCGGTGAAGGTGCCCGCCGTGGCGGTACCGCTGGCAAGGTAGAGATACGAGTTCGCCGCAGGATAGGCGGTCAGGGCTTGCGACAGGCCCAACGTCCAGGTGCCGCCGTTGAGCAGGATCGCCTGACCCGAAAGCGCCGTCACAGCCGCGTCTTCCGTCCCGGTGGCGACCGTGGCCGCATACAGGTCAACGTCGGCGTTCGACCCGGTCGGCACTTCAAGGCAGGTCATGCGGCCCGCGTAGATCGTGCCGTTGACCGCTGCCGTGATCTGCCCGAAGTGGCAGTTGGCCAAGCCGTCGCCGCCGATGATGTCGTTAGCCGTGCCGCCGCCGTTCAAGCCCGTCAGGTCGATGACCATCCGGGTTTCGATCAGCGACCCGTTGCGGGTGACGGACACCTTGCCGATGAAGCCGGTCCCGGTGATGCCGGACCCGAACGCCATGGACGTCGGCGCGGAGCCGGTGCCGATGGTGGCAACGACGGTGTCGGTCCCGACCGACGAGCGGCTCAGAACCTCAAAGCCTCTGGTGGAGCGGACTTTGCCGCGAAAGGTTGTTTCGGCCATGGTATATCTCCTGTCTCATGGCATGTCGGCGTTACGCCGTCAGGTAAAAGAGGCGGGCCATGACAGCCCGCCCCAAGTCATCAAACGCCAGGCGACCCATACACGCCGCGCCAGTCGCCCCAGCCGACCGAGTAGCGTTCGGTGGCCTTCATGCGGGCGTTCTCGGTGTCGAAGTCGTTGTCCTGCGTGAGCGCAAGCGCCCGGCGCTGGAACGACAGCAGGCCTTCCGGGGCGTCGGTCGTGACGAAGAAGGCGTCACTGTCCGACAGGTAGTCCCAGACAACCACACCGCCGGGAAGCAGGCCGAGCGCCCGCATCGCGTTGATATCGTTGTTGGCCGTCCCCGACTGGTTGACCGAAGACATGATCCGCGTTGCCTCGAAAGCGTTCGCGGGCGCGACGATCAGCTTCTGACCTTCCAGCTGGATGCGCAGGCCGCGCGAGTCGGTCGCTTGCCGGATCTGGATCAGCAGGTCTTCCAGTGCCGCCTCCGACAGGTCAGCCGCCACCGCCATGGTGTTCGACTGGTTGCCCACCAGGGACGGGTGCGAGGCCGAGAACAGGATCACGCCATCGCCGCCCGTGTAGCCGGAGGTGTAACCCCGGTTCAGGATGTTGGCGTGGACGTTTTCCTTCGTCTGGCGCATCGAACGGGCCAGCTTGGAAGCCTTGCGGGATGCAACGCTCTCATACTGGTTGTCTTCGATTGCCTCGCGGGTGACGATGGCCCCAAGGCCATAGGTCACGTTGGTAAACCGGGTGACGTAGCCTTGCGCGTCGGTATCGTAGGACACCGAAGCGCCCTCCGCCTTCTGCGGGGCCAGGCCGAAGCCGGTTTCTTCCACGATTTCCTCGTAGGACTTGTCCGAGGTCATCTTGGAAAACACTTGGTCGCAGACCATCGGCTTTTCCTTGTAGGTCTTGCCGAAGAATGCCTTCACCCCAGGCCATAGCGCCTTGGGATGGGTGCCGGTCGTGATAGCCATATCGGACCCTCCTTAGATGCCAGCCACGCCAGAGGCGAGGGTGTGGACGTTGATCTGGACGAGGAGTTTCGAGTTGGCCGCAGCCATGTCGTTGTCCTCGCGGTTGACGAAGCCCTTGACCTTCAGCTGAAGACCAGCCGAGGTGCCGGGGGCGGTGGTGGTGCCGGAATCCAGTTCCGCAGCCGAGCGACCAGTGACGGTCGAACCGCTGTGGGTGTAGATCAGCGCGGCGTTCAGGCCGACCGAGGCCGGGGTGAACGTGCCGTCACACTGGATTTCGAACTCCAGATCGGGATCGTCCGCCACCAGCACGACGCATTCGGTCGATGCCGGGTTGTATTGCGGCTGATCCGCCCGCTTGCAGAAACCGACGATGACGCCGGTAATCGGACCGGTGTTGACCGTCGCCTTGTTGACGGATTGCAGCGCGCCGATGGGGAACGTCCCCGCGCCCGGTGCGCTCACGGCAGCGGTGTTGACAGCCCCGGTGATGACCACGGGATCGCCGATGAACATGGCGGTCGCGTAGTCGGACTGCAGGTAGTAGGGGCGGCAAGCCCCGTTGTAAGGTGCGCCGGACCGATGACGGACGGGGCGCAGACCGAACGGATTGTCCGTATTCGGCATGATTTGGCCCTTTCAGGTTGGTTTCAGGAGCGGGCGATCCTGATCCCGCCAGTGGGGATGTAGTCGCCCTGTGACCCGCCATCGGCGTCATTGCCCTGGCGCAGTCGTGCAAGTTGCTCGTCCAGATCGGTCTGTTTCATCTTCTGGTCTTCTTCGTGGAACCTGAGCAGTTTCCGGCACAGGTAGGCCTTCATGGGGGAACCGTCCTTTTTCACGCCGACCGGGATGGCGATTGCGCCGCCAAGGTCCGTGCTGTCAGGCTTCAGTTCCCCGCCGTCCTGCGTCATCACGTTCCAGTCGTTCTGGATCAGGGACCACAGGCGGGTGTCGTTGTCGTTGACCCACCGGTATGCGAACCGGTCGAAGTCAAGCAAATCGGTGCGCACGGCCAGCCGCTTGCCGGTCATGCTGATGTCGGTGCGCTTGCGGCGCTCGGGAAGGACGTCTTCCTCGCGGCTGCGGCGGGTGCGGGGGGCGCGTTCTTCAAGCTGCATTG